AATACAATTCAAGTTATGCTGCAACTTACTACCCATGGGTTAAGATTCGCGATAGCATCAACTCTAAAGATGTTTGGGTACCACCATCTATTGCTGCCCTCGGTGCAATGTCTTACACAGACCGCGTACAAGCCCCATGGTTCGCTCCTGCTGGCTTTAATCGTGGTGGGCTATCCTCTGGTGTCTCTGGGCTTCCCGTCGTCTCTACGGCTCTCAAGCTCTTTAAGGACGACAGAGATGATCTTTACGAGGTCGGTGTCAATCCGATTGCTACATTCCCAAATGAGGGTGTAGTTATCTTTGGACAAAAGACTCTACAGGTTGAGCGTTCGGCTCTAGATAGAATCAATGTTCGTAGATTACTTGTTTATCTCAAGAGAGGCATTTCTATAATCTCTAATAGAATTCTATTTGAACCAAATGTTCCAGACACTTGGGATAACTTCAAGAGACAAGCCATTCCTTTCTTAACTGATGTTAAGACTCGTTATGGTCTAACCGATTACAAGTTGGTTCTAGATGAAACAACTACAACCCCTGATCTAATTGATCAAAACATCCTTTATGCTAAGTTGTTCATTAAACCAGCAAGAGCAATCGAATACATCGCTCTAGATTTCATCATCACAAACACTGGAGCCTCTTTTGATGATTAATTTTAACAAAGACTATTTAAGTTTAGGAGATAAAAAATAAATGGCTACAGCAATTCCAGTATGGGCAAATCCAATAACAGAACCAAAAAGAAAGTTTAAGTTTATTTTAAACTTAGCTGGAATCCCAGCTTATGTTGTTAAAACAACTGATAGACCACAAGTCACAGTTGGTGAAGCAAAACATGAGTTTCTAGTCCATGATTTTTATTTCCCAGGAAGAGTCTCTTGGAATGAAATTAGCATCAATCTTGTTGATCCAGTTGATCCAGATGTTTCTAGAAAACTATTAGACTTTGTTAGAAATGCTGGCTATGTTAATCCAGGTGATTTTAGTCCATCTCCTTCAGATCCAAACTTCCTAAGAAAGTCACTTAGCAAGTCAAAATTTATTGATCAATTGGGCCAAGTAACAATCGACACACTGAACTCTGAAGGCAGTGTTGTTGAAACTTGGAAGCTTAACAATGTCTTTGTTAAGTCAGTTACCTACAATCAGCTTTCTTACAGCGATGAAGGATTAATTGAACTTGGATTACAATTAAGATATGACTGGGCTGAATTAGAATCATTCGGCCCAACAGAATAATTTAGTTTTTAACTATTTATTTTATGTCCATCATCTCATCTGCTTTAAAATCATTTGGTGCAACAACATTAGGTAATGTAACTAAGTATTCTCTTTTTAATGGACAATCGCAACTATTTGACCGCGATCTTTTTGAGAATGCTCAACAGAAGTTTAGATTCGTTGCTCTTATAGATGATTTACCAGCAGCTTACATAAGTCAAATTGATAGACCATCTTACACGATTGATACACAAGAACACATGCTTTTAGATCATACTGTCCGATATCCTATAAGGATTAAATGGGATCCAATCTCTTTTACCATTAAGGAGATTTATGGAGGTAAAACAGTTGGTTCAGTTGGTTCGAATTTAATGGCTAAATTATTAGCTCATTCTTATTATTATCCAGACAATGTAAATACGGATGCTGATGTGGGTATTTTATCAGCAATAGTGAATCCATTAGACACAGCAAGACAAGCTACTTACGGAACAAAGAATCTATCAAAACAAAATCTAAATAGAGCCCTTGGTCTTTTGAAGATTGTTTCTTTAAAACCAGATGGCTCTGCTTTTGAGACTTGGACAATTTATAATGGCATGATTACATCTGTTAAGTTTAGTAACAACTCTTATTCTGATGAAGGCTTAACAGATGCAACAATTACGGTAAACTACGATTGGGCTAAATTACAATTAGGCGCGCCCTAACAAGAGGTTATAATGAGAAATAATGAAGGGAGAACCCAAATCCCGCCTGAGCTTCTAGAGCAGTTTATGAAGCAGCAGGAAGAAAAAGTTATTGGACAGCAAACACAACAACAAACTTTTATCCCACAAACTCAGCAGGGAGGCTACCAAGTCCCTACTGACTTTGTGGAACTACCATCTGAAGGTAAGTTTTATCCACCGGGACATCCTTGGCATGGCAAACAAAGCGTAGAAGTTAGATTTATGACAACTAAAGAAGAAGACATCCTATCTTCAGAGGCTTTAGCGAAAGCTGGTTTAATGTTTGATAGACTAATTCAAAGCATTAGTGTGGATAGAATTGACCCAGCTACTATTCTACCAGGAGACAAGAGTGCTATCCTTATCAATGCTAGAAAAAATGCTTATGGTAAAGATTACTCATTTGCTAGTTTTTGTGTAAAGTGTCTAACCGAATTTGAACACACAATTAATTTAGACGAAGTTGGTGCAAAAGAATTTGACTTTTCTAAAGTAGGAGACGATGGGACAATAGTGGTCACTCTTCCCGTATCTAACAAAGAAGTTAAATTTAAAATGGCTAATTCAGGAGACTTACAACAGATTACAAAGTCTCTTGAAGCAAAGAAAAAGCATGGGATTGAAACATCGGAGACATTTGAATTTCATAGAGCGATGATTGTTTCGGTGGATAATAACTTTGATCCCAATTTTATTATCTCTTTTATCAATCAAATGCTTATAAAAGATTCAAAATTCTTAAAGAAGTGTTATGAAGACTTTAGACCAGACATTGACTTTAGTTACAATTACACATGTAAAGAATGCTCCAACCCAATCCAAGGAGGTGTCCCTGTTGGGGCAAACTTTTTTTGGTCTATCGACTGATTACATAAACCAAGTTTATGAACAGATCTTCCTTATTGTAATGAGATCAGGCTTCAGGTTTCCAGAACTTTACTCTATGCCCGTAAATTTAAGAAACTGGATCTTCAAAAGGTTGTTAAAATTCTATGAGTCAGAATAATTTTTATAAACTTCTAATTATAGAGAGGTTTATTTAATGGCAGGTATGACTCCACAAATTTTTCAAAGGATTAAAGCAGGTAACATTTCTGATGGGGATCTACGTTCACAAGGATTTACACCAAAGGAAATTAGTTATTGGAAAGCTTTGGCAAGCACTGATGATTCTGTTGATGCACTTGGTGAATCTTCTAGAACTGCCTCCAGTGGTTTGACTGGCCTTATTAGCACCCTGGATGGTGCAACAGGAGGAATGTCAGAATTTGAAAAGGCTGCCGTGAGTGCCGGCAAATCTCTCATTGGTGGTCAATTTCTAGGAGCAATTAATGAAATTGCCACAGCAATAACTAAAGCGATTGATAGAGTTGAAGAATTAAGAATCGGTTTCAATAAATTGGGAGTCGAAGATGGCCGTAACTTAATTCGTTCTTTAAGAACCCAACAAGAAGCTCTTATGGGCTATGGTGTAAGTTTAGAAACTTTAACAGGGATTACAACCAATTTTAGAGAACGTCTATCTGCTCTAGCTGGAAAAGACTTTCCAGATCAAGAAAAGGCTCTAACAAGAATAGCTGCGGTAAATGAGAGATTTGGAATAGGAGTTTATGAATCTACACAGCTTTTAAATCAGCTAGACACTTCTTTTCAAATGGGCGTTAAGTCTGCCGATAACTTTAATGCTTCTTTATTAAATTTCGCTAAACAAACCGGGCAGCCATTTAAAAAGGTTTTTGATGACTTTTCAAGTAGCGTTAGAGCCTTCAATGTAGAAATGGACCCAAATAAAGCCTTGCAAAAATTTACAGTCTTTCAACAAATGGCTCGTAGATTGGGAACTGAAATTGGAACTCTTACAGATTTAACTGATAAATTTGAGACAATTGAGGGTGGCATGGAGTTCGGCGGGCAACTAAACATGCTACTTTCTAATCTTGGAGGTTCATTTAATGCTGTAGAAGCCACCTTGATGAGCCAACCAGAAAGAATGCAATATATCGCCAATCAAGTTGCTGAAGTTGGTGATAAGATTCGTGGAATGTCAGATTTAGGTCAAAGAGCAATTTTAAGACAACTTTCACAAACTCTTGGAGTAGATGTCGGAATGATTAGGTCTTTAATCAATAAAGACAAAGGAGCCGACATTGACAGATTCCTTAAAGGAACCACTAGTTTGTCTGCTATGACTGCCGAAGAACAAAGAAGAATGGCAAACGAAATGACGACAAGAGCAGAAATAGTTCAACAGACAAACGATAAGATGGTTGGTGAAATAGCTATTAGAGGTGAAGAGCTGGCACAAAAGGGAACAAGAGCAAGACAAGATATGGTTAGAACTGTAATTGATGAACTTGGCACAAGAGCTAATGAAATTATAGAAGCGCTTGGAGAAAAATTAAACGAAAAAAGAGATGTTCTGTTAAATACTAAAATTGCTGTAGAAGTAGAAGCAAAGGATAGTATCACTGGAGATAAATTAAAAGCAACTGTAACAGAGGCATTACTTAAGGGTGGGTAACAATAAATGAATGATCAAAAAATTAAATCTTTAAAACAAACCCTAGAAGAAGATCCCAAACTAGCTTATTCTGCCAATGAAGAAAGAGAGCTTAGATTAAAGTATCCTTTTGCTAATGTGTTTATTGACTTTCCAACTACCGGCTATTCTGTTAGCTTTCCAGCTTACATGAAGGGACTTCAAGATAGCTTTAATCCCTCCTTTAATGCTGTTGATGTTTTTGGCCGTGTAGATTCTATTCCGGTCTATCAATCAACTAAAAG